CCACTTTCTTCATTTCCTTTTCAATTTTTCTAACCTTGGTAATCTTAGTTGGTTCGATTGAACGGAGTTCCAATATACCTTTTTCTGGTTGTTCGGTGACTATGATTAATTGATAATATACTTTACTTTCAATATACCATCTTCGGAATATCTCATATCCCTTGTTCTTGAAATCCAACATCTTCATAATATCTTCAAATTCATTATAAACTTTACTTTTGATATTATCAGATAAGTCTACATTATCTAAATTCAACTTGACCGCTACACCATCAGAATCAAACACAATCGATTCAGTGACAATATCTTCAATCGCCATATCCACTTCAGGATAGAGAGACATAGAACGATATTGATGAATCAATGAGTTCTCGTTGAGGAACGATCCACCAAAGTCATAGACGGAACTCATGAATCCGCCTGTCTCTAGTACATTAGTTCCGTCAAAATTATCTGGTGCTGCAAATGACAAAGTAGAGGGAGAGCCTCCTGAAAGGCCCTCCCCCGTACTTGTTATTTCATTCGACTTCTTATTAAATGAAAATCCAAACAATTCAAATGCCATATAAAAATCACTTTCTTAATTTAAAATTATGGGGTTGGACCATTAGCAGCTGTATCATATCCTGTAATTGCTGGAGAACCCGCAAGGTCTTCAAGTGGAACCCAGTAATCGAATCCGAGAGTAACTGGAAACACTGAGAAACTATCGGCAAGATCGTAATCCATCTGTAGAGTACCAATGTTGATTGGGAAACAATTCATTAGTTTAATTCCTCTTGTGAATCCCTTTGAATTAGTAGTGGTATCGGCAACATCGTTATACCAAACTTCCCAGTCAGCAGTTATATTGTAACTGATGTTGTGGGTATTTCTAGTATCCATAGCTTCCATCCAGATTTCGAAATTTCTGCGAAGATCTGCGATAGATTCATTAGATTCATAGATTTGAATAGACCAATCGACATATGTTCTTTCGCCTGAGAACTTGATTGCTCTACCCATCCAAGGTACGGTAATAACACCGATGCTTGATTCTGGAATATCTGCTGCCTTGATTAATATTGATGTCTTCTGTACGCTGTCTTCGCCGGCGACGATCTTTGCACCAGGAGTTCCTGATTTGCTGTTCGCTGAATGGACTGGCCAACTTGCTTTGACCAAGAATCTATTCTGACGAACACCTTTAAAACCTGCTCTAAATTTTGCTAATGTATTTGGTTGATTTTCTGACATGGGTTACCTCTTAGTATTTGTATTTTTATATATGATACGTTTTATTACTTATATATTTAGTTTAAACTTAATTCAATTTTGTGTCAAGAGAAACATTAGTTAGAGTAATAGTAATAAAATTAATGGAAGTTGTTGGTTTAATCATAACTTCAGCAAAGAATTGATTTGCTTGAACTACAGATATTGGATTATTAGACGCATCACATATAACTTTATACTCAGTGAGTCCATTCTGATTTTTAATATCTGATAGAATTTTTTCAGCAGTTGACTTAAATGTCGAACGGGTTGAAGCATCATTCACTTCAAAGAGAGTTCTACGAGCAACTGCTCCAAGAGTCTTTTTAATGTTAATGAAGAGTCTGGCAACATTTACTCTAGAGAGTGTAGAGTCATTTGTATATGTAGTCTTATCACCGAAAAGGAATGTTCCTTCTCCTGGGAATGAAACTACTGGATTGATACCAGCATCATAGAGGAAATCTTGTTCTGCTGCTTTTAATCCTCTGTTGAGTCTTGTAACATTGAGAATCTTACCTCTCCTTGTACCTGCTGGAGAGAACCAAGGATAATAATCTCTATCGGTTCTCGCCAAACATCCAGCAACATCTGGAGCAAGAATAGTGGTGATTAAAGTTTCACCAGCACCATTTGCGCCAAGATGTACCTTCTCACCATAGACAACGGTCAAGTGATAATCATCAAAAGAAGCACCATTAAATCCAGTTGGAGCCAAAGTAATTCCATCAGTTCCTGATGGTGTATTTAGAATACCAATAACTGCGAGTTCGTTTGCTTGCTTGGCAGTAACGATTGAGAGGACATTGGCAACAGAAGCGGCAGAAGAAATACCTTGGAAGATAACATCATACATTGCGTTATCAGAAATTGCAACCATGCCTGAAATACCACCACAAAGACCACCACCACCAATGCCAACATAACATGGTGCACCATATTGTAGGTAATTGTTAATCGCCCAGAATTCTTGGGAGAATGCTGTTCTACCACCGCTGAATCCAGCAAAGGATCCCGTACCAGTAACGTGTGCAACTGTTGCTCCAGCAGAGAACCCACCACCACGATATGTATTATTAATATATCCTGCTGCGCATTCGCCTGTAGAATATAAAGTAACACCTGACATATAGGTAGCACCACCTGCAAATTCATTAACCATCTTAGTTAATCTTGCATATAGATCATCGCTGTTCTGAATAAACATCATTCCAGCAGCTCTTTCTTCTATAGTTGCGAGTGCTCCGATGTGAGTATCATCTGACAACATAGCAGCAATAAGTTTGTTACTAGGGGTTTCGGATACGGTGGAAACGATTGTTTGATCGTTTAGTCTGAATGTTACATTTGGTCTGGCCATTTATCTCTCCTTTAAATGAGTTACCTATTGAATATATAGGAAATTTTATTTTTGGCAAAATACATACATTTAAAACAAACCACTATAAT